TCTCCTCCTTGCGAGCCTTGTTGAGGTCTTCCGCTGTGAAGCGGGCCTCGGGAGGAGAGGGGGGAGTCTCGGGCGCCACCGGGATGGTGATGACCGGCTCGGATGCGGCGGGGGCTGCTGGCGCTTCGGGAGCGGCTTCGGAGCCACCCGCAATCGCGTAGATGGGCCGACCGTCGCTGCGTCGTCCGAGCACAGTGCCCGGGGCGTGCGTGAATGTCTTGAACATACGTTCTCCTAGATTCAGGGTCTTGTTCGGTAAGAGCACTTGTCGATGCGCCGAATCAGTTGCAGGTCACACTATTGCGAATCGGGACTCGGAGCAGAACGCTGTGGCAACTTGGTGCCATACGCCTGCGTCGCGATCTCCACGATCATTTGCTGGATCTCTTCCGCTCCCATGGCTCCCAGTTGCGGGTCCATCGGCATCGGTTGAGCGCCAGCACCTGGAGCCGAACCATCAGCGCCAGGGTCGGCGGGTTCGGAACCGTCAGGCGGAACCATTCCCGTCATCTGAACAATAGCCGCTGAGACGTGAGCATTGATAAGAGCGAGGGCTCCCTGCTCCTTTGTCTCCTCGACCAGTTCCTTGAAGATTTCCTCAGCCTTCTCGTCTGGGAACTCCTCGCCGAGTTCCTTCAGAGCCCCACGCTTGGACTGAAGTCCGATCTGCATGAGGGCCTGGATCTCATTCAACTTGATGAGTTTGTCGACCGGCAGTGGCGCGGGCCACTCGCAGTCGGTGACGTAGATCAGCGGGTCGCTCGGGTCCAACTGAGTCGGCTGAAGGTCGCCGGGCTCCATGATGCCTTCGGTGTCCGGGTTGTAGATGAGGGCCTGTGGCTCAGCGGTGAACAGCGTCTTCAGGGCGAGCGCGTTGATGCGCTTGAGTCCCTTGGTGTACTGCAACTTGCGTAGCCCGTACTTCTGCATCATCGGCTGGAACTGAATCGACAACGCGACGCCGGAGGTGTTCGAGATGGCCTGGAACTGTCCGAGTGCTTGCTCGGGTACGCCGGTCAGTTCGTGCATCGATCGCTTGATCGTGTCGAGGTACTCCAGTGCCTGCGGCAGCGCGGCCGTGCCACCTTCAAGGTTGAAGACCTTGGCGTCCTTCGGCAGGCCACCCCATACCTTCTTCGGACCCTTCTCAAGGTTCGAGGCCTTCGCTCCGGTGATGATCGTGACCGGCGCGGCGTGGTAGTTGATGATGTCAGCGATGTCGGTGCTGACCTCGTTGTACTGGCGGTTCAGCATGAGGATGTCTTGGATGTCCGACAGTCCCCAGGGTGATCCGGATACCGGGACGTTGGAGATGTGGACGATGGGGATCTCGCCGAGCGGGTTGGGCCGGGAGTCGATCAACTCGTCGTTGACGTACTCCTCGATGACGTCCTCGGTGAGGATCTCGGTGTAGGTGTAGACCTGCCGCGTCCCCTCCGTGCTCGTTCCCCAGAACCGGTACTTCAACTTGAAGCGGATGAGCCGGTCGCGGTCGTGCGGGTGGAACTCGGGGAAGCAGAAGGATGCGTTGAGCGGAAGGATGCGGACCTTGCCTGGGTGGAACATCCCGGCCGAGTCCGTGAACTCGTTCTCGTATGCGACTTTGACGAAGCAGTCGCCGGACACTCCGCCCTGGTTGCCCATCTCCCAGAGCACGTTCGGCTTCTCGTTGTCGACTTCCCAGATGCGCTTGAGCAGTGCGGGCACGATGTGCTGATACTGTCTCGCGCTTCCGAAGTGGACGCCCTTGCCGAAGGTGAAGTTGTTGATGTAGTCGGCGAACGCCTTTGCGTAGTTGAAGGTAGTCTGCGGCTCGCCCATCTCGCGGCGGTAGCCCCAGTGGTGTCCGAGGTAGAACGCCCACGCTTGTGCGTAGCGGTTGAGCCGGGGGCCGTGGACCTCGAACTCTTCGTCAGCGAGTTCGACCAGGCCGAGGGGCGAGATCGCGACCGTCAGGTCGGACCCCGAGGCCCGCATCGACGGGCTGGCGAAGGTGACGCTCATGAGGTCGGGTCTTCTCCGTTACCGTACGCCACGACGGGGGTCGTAGACGTCTCGGTGGACTAGGTCGCTGATGTGGGTTTGCACGTTGGTCATGTACTCCCCGACAGTGAGAGGCGTAGGAGCCTCACCTTCGGGAGTGCTCTGTTTGGTCTTCCGGATGTCCTTGCGAGCCTTCGAGATTGCTTTGTTGGTGACGTGGTACGAGGCGCCGAGCCTGTCTGAGTGGTCTTCGGAACGCATGCGCGCGTTTGCCTCGCGCACGGTCTTCGCGTCCAGGGGAGATTCCCAGTCCGCGTCGCCGGGGGTTGTGTACTGCCACGGCCTGCGGTCGTTGTAGTCCACCATCAGTCCGCATGTCCTTCCAAGTTGTGTGATGGCGCTCCCGGCCCGGAACTAACCGAGCCGGGGAGCGCCTTCACGTTGTTCACGACGAAGAGCGGAGACTGATCAGTCGTCCACTACCGCCGGAGAGATGCGCTCGTACCGCCCGCCAGAACGGTCGACCATCTCGTACTTGAGAGCAGCGTAGTCGTTGAACGACCCATGGGCGAACTCGCCCAGGAAGGTCGGGGCCTCGACCCAGGAAGCAGAGCCGACGTGCGCGCGAGCGGCCATCGTCTCGTCCGGGGGCTTGATCCAGACCTTGGCGTTGTGGTTCGGGCGACCAGGAGCGGTGACGTACCCACTCATGACACCCGTCTCGAAGTCGTTCGGGACGTCGGTGTCGGTGGCGACACCTTCCTCGAAGCGCAACGGACCACGACGGCCGACGTTCTGACCCATCTTGCGCTCGTAGACGGCGCTTACGCGCTCAGGAAACCCCGGAGCAGGGGCCAGTTCACCAGCCATGTCTTACCTCTTTCGCGTTTGCGAGGGACGTTCCAAGCATAGGATCTGTCCATGACGTTCTGTTAGTAGCAGATTACGACCACGATGCCATCGGCACCCGCGCCACCACTGCCAGCATCGAAGTTCTCGGTTGCTCCCCCGGCTCCCCCGCCACCTCCGCCGTAGAGGCCACCAGCACCACCGTTCGATGTCGTGCTGCTGTGACGGCCGCGTGACCCTCCTCCTCCTGCTCCGGGGATAGGCCACCCGACAATCTTGGTGGCGGGAGTGGAGGGAGTCCCCACACCGGAAGTGGCGCCAGGGATGTCGTACGCGGAGCCACCGTCTGCCCCATCACTCTGAGCATTGTTGTTGCCCCTTGCGCCACCACCGCCACCTCCTCCTGCTGCTCCCCAACGTCCGGCTGTGGAAATGGTGATTGGGGTGGCTGGGGCTGCGGATGTTCCGCTCGGGGTGGAACTGTCCCCGCCGATACCACCGGGACCAATGGGGTACGTGCTGGTTCGGTCAATACCTGCTGCGCTAGCAGGTAGGTCTGCGGCGAACCCTCCGACTCCAGCGGGTCCCCCCTTAGCCGTGAGCGTAGTTGAGGGCGAGGCCACCGCTGCGAAAGTACTGTCTCCTCCAGCAGTTCCGTCAGATCCTGCTCCGGTGGACCCTGACCGGCCGCTTCCTCCGGCACCACCGGTCCCGACTACCACCGCGCATGATGGGTCGAGGTTGCTGAGTGGTAGCGACACGATCCCGTACGCACCCCCCGCGCCACCGCTACCGCCAGAAGCGTAGGAGCCGTTTGTGTCTGCGCTGCGCGCCCCGCCTCCTCCTCCGCCTCCTCCGGCAATCATGTGAATGTCGGCATAGGTGTACCGAGGATCGCTCGGCTTCTCCCAGGTTCCGCTGGCAGTGAAGACCTGCACACTCCCATCCGGAGTTTGCTGAATAGCCATTAGACGCACACCACCACAACAACGCCGGACAACCCATCGCCTCCGGCACCAGAAGTCAGACCTGCCCCTTGGACGCCACCGCTACCGCCACCGCCACCCCCGTACCAGCCACCAGTTCCTCCGTCCACTGAGTTAGCGTTTCGTCCCCCCGAACCGCCACCTCCTGAACCAGGAAATGGCCGTGCGTAGAACAAGCCGCCTATCGGTCCACCGTCGCCAGGAGCCGTCGCGCCGGAGCCTCCCGCACCGGCTGCTGCGGAGAAGGCACTCCCCCCATCGGTTCCTACAGTCTGGGTCGTGCCTATTCGACCGCCGCCTCCGCCTCCGCCTGCTGCTCCTAGTTGTGACTGG